GATAGTGATACAACGAGAGAACTCTTCAAGGAGTTCAACATCAAGACAACGAAGCCCTATGCCCGTCAGTCCCGCTGGTCTGATTCCTTTGTATCCGACCTCCTCGTTTCCAATTATTGAGTTTCATTCTTACGAAATATTTTTGTTGATTTTTTAATCTTTACAGTAAATAAAAGATGGATACTCCGTTCAAGAAAGAATTGGAACACCGCCTCCTGACCGAAAAGAAACTCGCCGAGTCCTCTGTTAAACTCTACCTCCGAAACTTGGAGAAACTGAATGACAACCAGCCCCTGAAGAATCTGAACTTTCTGAAAGAGGTCGGAAAGATTACGGAGAAACTCGCCCCCTACAAAGAGAACACCAAGCGGGGCTACTTGATTAGCATTACCTCCGTCCTCGCACTGGATAAGACCACTAAGCCCAAGCAGAAACTCTACGATGAATACTTCAAGTTGATGATGGAGAAGAACAAGGAGTTGAAGGCGGAGGAATCCACCAACACCAAGTCCGAGGCTCAGGAGGAGAACTGGTTGAAGTGGGACGAGGTGGAGAAGCACTGGAACGAGTTGAAAGAGAAGGTGGATTCTTTCCCCTCCAAGGAACTCTCCGAGTCGCAATACAACACTCTCCTCTCCTTCGTTGTCCTCTCCCTCTATGTGTGCCTCCCCCCACGACGCAACGAGTATCAGAAGATGGTAATCGCCAAGTCCGCCACCGAGCAGTCACCTACCGACACCAACTATCTGGACTGGGACGGTCGCCGAATGATTATGAACCGCTACAAGACCCAGAAGAAGGAGGGTCAGAAGATTGTCCCTCTCCCAGACACCCTCCAAGCCGTCCTCTCCATCTACATCAAGCACCACCCACTCATCAAGGGCAAGATGACAAAGAAGTTCGTCCCTGTCCCCTTCCTGGTGTTCCATGATGGGAAGCCGTTGGACCAAGTCAATAGCATCACTCGCATTCTCAATAAGGTCTTCGGCAAGAAGGTGGGGTCGTCCATGCTACGCCATGTGTATCTCAGTTCCAAGTATGGCGAAGTCAATGAGGAGCAGAAGAAGGACGCTGAGGCAATGGGACACTCGGTAGAGATGGGTCGGGAGTATATCAAGAAGTAAGAATGGAGGATTGGAACATATGGAGGGTTTCTGAGACTTTCCAGCCAAATCATACTCTGTCCGACCTCATCTCGCCATCTGGCGAACCCACGAATAATGCTCCATATCTCCCATACCTCCACTTTTCAATCGTCATATAATAAAAATTGATTGCCGTTTTTTGATAATAAAAAGGCACACAGTTCCCTACAATGTCTCGTCCCACCCTCACCAAAGAAGACATCGGCTTCCGCTCCCTTGATGCGTCCAAACTCTCCTTCGTGGAGCAGATGAAGAATGCCTGCCCTGGTAAGGACAATGATGTCTGCCCCATCATTGACACGGAGAAACGCACCATCACCCGAGCCACCTTCCAGAAGCACTTCAAGTTCGCCATCAACGCCTATGCTTGTCCCAAGCAAGAAGACGCAACCTATGCGATGTTGATAATCTGCCTCGTGAATTGGTGCGACATTCCCCAGGAGATGTTTGCGAATGGCGGTAAGATTGTGAAGTGCGGACTCATCTCCTTTCCTCACAACGAATACGATGCGTCCATTCGTCTGTGGTGTTCCAAGCAGGTGGGAAAGAGTGTCATCTACGAACTCACCGTCTCCGCTTACAAGGACGCAGTCCCGCAACCGACGGGAGACAAGCCCTATGTGAAGCAGGTCATCAAGGGCGAATACTAAAAACCCACGAAACTTACAAGAATTAATCTAAAAAGACCAGAAAAGATACTTACCATATCTTTTTTGATGTTTCCCATATACTTACATATAGATTATTACATAAAAACATCAGAAAAGATACTTACCACATACTTAAACGGAATAATTTTAAAATTATTCCCATATATTTCCCAGTAATCTCTTATTGTAAGTATCTTTTTGATTAATTGTGGTAAGAATGTGGTAAATATGTGGGAATCTCTTCATATCTTTACTGGTAAAGTCAGATTCTACGGTAGGGTGATTCAATTAAAACAATTAAAATAATTTACCCCCTATATAATAAAGAATGTCCGTTCAGAGATTCCAAAAGAGTAATGCCGACCAGCAACCGACGCACATCTACTACGATATGAATCTTATCAACAACGATTCGTCGTTCCCCGCCTTGCCTGTGCGGTTTCAATACAAAGAGACTCGTTCCAACTACTATCTCCAAAGTCCGCAAGACTACTACATGTCTATCGTCCGCTTCTATCTACAAACTCCGACACTCCCTTGTTTCATTCCCCAAATCAATCTGAATACCAACGGCAACTTCGGAGGGACTTATCCGATTCAGTCTATGAACGGTGCTTCTAACTCAGCAACGAACTTCCAAATCAACCTCTACACACCTATCCCAGTGGTGGCGGGTGCGGTCATCTATGTAGGCTACTCAGGCGGATTCTTGACGAATCAGGGAGCAGATGTCGCTACGGGGAACAACTACTACCGTGTTATATCCACCGCCACTAACTTGGCGGGTTTCACGGAACTTACTGTTCGCAACGACAACCCTGTTACTGTTGGCGTTCCCTCTAACTACATTGGTGGAAGCACCCCCGCTTTCAGCGTCAATGGTGGAACGCAGTATGTAGAGTATGCGAACCTTGACATTCTTGCTCGCACTTTTGTCCCTGCGACGAGCGAACTAACCATTAACATTACCCCAGCCTCCAACCCTTTCAGTCTCATCAGTCTCTTCGTCGCTGGGGACACCATCTTCATCAACAATGGTGGTGTGTTGAACGGCACTTACACCGTCAAGACCGTCTTGGTTGATTCGCTTGTATTGAACGCTCCTCAGTTGTTGGGTGTCACCCTTCCTGTCTATACCCCCCTCTCTGCCTCCTTCACTTCTAAGGGCGATTTCTACAATGTGACTTCCTACAAAACTACGCTCCAATTCACGAACTCGGTGGGACTTCAGACCTTCACTGTCCCAGTGGTCTATCTTCCAGAAGACGCAACCCAAGCACCTCCCGTGTGGAATCCCTCCAACAACGAGGCTCTCTCCCTTACTGACATTACCGGTCAATACTACTACATATATAACTACAATACCATGATGACAATGGTGAATTACGCTCTCGTCAATGCCTTCTGGGGTCTGAACGGTGCGTGTTGGAATAGCACGGCAGGTGTGGTTACTCCTCCACTCATTCATATGACGGGTGCGGTCGCAGGTCCTGCGACGGTAAATAACTACCAGTCCCCCACCGTCAGTTGGAATCTCTCCAATGCGACTATCCTCGTCCAAGCCGACAACAATGCGTTTAACAACCAGGTTCAACTACTCCCCATCTATCTCTACTTCAACCAGGCACTTTCCACTCTGTTTGACACCTTTCCTTATGTGTATCCGAATGTCCCACCAGAGAGTCCCCTGTATTCTTACATTAACTTCAACACAAGTTATGGTGCGGGTCTCTATGTTGTTCGGACCTTCTCCACCACGGGAACGGCGACGAACCAATATACGGCAATCCAGCAATACCAGCAGAACACCACGGCAGGTCTGTTTAACCCCGTTCAGTCTATCGTGTTTAGTTCTACTTTGCTTCCTGTGGTAATGGAGAATGTAGGTCTGCCTCTTATCCTCAACGGCACGAGTCCGAACAACATTACGATAGGTTCTTCGGCGAATGTATTCCCCATCGTGACAGACTTCCAGGTGGGTGTCAATGCGACCTCGGGCTACATTTCCGACATCAACTATGTCCCTCCTGGCGAATACCGCCTGGTGGATTTATACGGCAAGTCTCCCGCCAACCAGATTGACATTCAAGTCTTCTGGAAAGACCAGTATGGCTTGATTCACCCCTTCTTGGTCGGTTCGGGTTGCGTCGGCAACATGAAGATTCTATTCCGAAAGAAGAACTACAACAACATTGACCTGGACGACTTGTAAGGCGATTAAGAAAAACTTTATCTTTTTTTTATTATTGCTCTATAATAAAAAGAATGAGTCAAGACTTCACCAAAGTTCTCGTTAAAGATGACCGCCTGAATGTGACTGATGCCGTCTCCTACGCCGTTCATAAAGGAGGTCAGAACATGACCTCCTCGCAGTTCCAAGCCATCTCGCAGACTCCGTCGTCTTGTTCGTGGAACATTCAAGTTCCCAGCGAACAGACAATTATTGACCGTCGTGTCATGTGGAAATCAACGGTTCTGCTGAAACTGGTGGTTACAGGCACGGCTCAGAACGCAGGTCAGATGCCTATCAATCTCGCCCTTACGGACTCTCTCGCTCCGTTCCCGCTCCACCAGTTGGCTTCAGTCATGACCGCTACTATCAACAACAACTCCGTTTCTATCAACATTCGTGATGTCCTCCCAGCCATTCTCCGCTTCAACGACCGCCGTGAGTTGGAACGCTACAACGGCATGACTCCGGTTGCTTTTGACCTTCTCGCCGACTATGCCTCTGGTGTGGGTGCGAACCTCAACTCGCTCGGTGGCTGGAACAACTCCGCCGACAACGACCTGTTCTCTCGTGGTGCTTTCCAGATTGATGCGATTGGTGGAACGACCGCAAACTCGTCTCTCAATGCTCCTCCCGCCACTCTCCCGACACCCCTTGTTAATGGTGTGGCTCAGGACATCTACATTCAATTCACGGTTACTGAGCCTCTGCTCCTGTCGCCCTTCATCTTTGCTGACCCCAAGAGCAATAACCAGGGTTTCTACGGAGTCCAGAACATGAACTTTGTGTTTAACATCGGTGATGCGACTCGTGTGTTCCGCACGGCTCTCACCAATACGGGTGCGGGAACAAGTCCCTTCGGCAACACCTTCATCACCTCGGCTTCCGTCGTGTCCTTCTCTGGTTCGCAACTCATCTTCAACTTCCTCACGCCTCACCCAAGTGATTTGATGCCTGCCCGCAACGCAGTGCCTTACTACGAACTCCCAAGATTCATAACATCACCAGGCATTCAGGTTGCCTCCTCTTACAACCCAGCGGTTACTGCTTCCAATGTTGCTCTTCAGGTCTCGCCCGTCACTCTTAACACTTCGTCCCTCCAGTTAAATCAAGTGCCGGACCGTCTTATCATTCAGGTTCGCACTCCCCTTAACCAGACGGCTTGGGGTCAGCCTGATGCGTTTCTTTGTATCCAGGGCATTTCCATCAACTTCAATAACCAGTCGGGTATTCTGGCTTCTGCTACTCAGCAAGACCTCTATCGCTATTCCGTGGAGAACGGCAGTAATCAGTCATGGAATGAGTTTAGTGGTTTCGCAACTGTTCCCGACAACGCCTCTGGTTGCGGTCGCCGTCTCGCTGGTTCGGGTTCTCTCCTGGTGCTGGAGTTTGGTAAGGATATTCAACTAACAGAGGACTATTATTCTGCCGGCAGTTTAGGCAATTTTAACCTCCAAATCGCTATTCGGTGCTACAACCAGTTTTCTTACGCTATTGTTCCAGAGATTGTCCTCATCACCATGAATAGCGGTCTATTTGTGAATGAGCGTGGAACTTCCAGCACTTACACTGGTATTCTCACCAAGGCTGATGTCCTTTCCGCCTCCGCCCAAGAGCCTTACTTCCAGTCCAGCGTCAAGCGTATGGTCGGCGGTGGCTTCCTTGATTCCATCAAGTCAGTGGCGGGTCGTGTCCTTCCTCATCTGTTGAAGCACGGCAAGGCTGAACTCGCCAAGTCAGACCACCCCATGGCGAAGATGGCGAACCAGGCTCTCGGTGCGATGGGCTACGGTTCAAGCGGTGGCGGTCCAAGCGGTGGCGGTCCAAGTGGCGGTCGCATGAAGTTGGCGGACCGACTGATGGCGAAATAAATGGACGATTGGAACATATGGAGGATTAATTCTGGGTTGGCTGGAAACGGTGATGCCCTCCGATGAGTTATGTTTTGGCTGGAAAGTGTCAATAATGTTCCATATCCTCCATTCCTCCATTCCCCGACAAATAACCTACGGATTAAATTAGTATTTTTTTATTATTGCCCTATAATAAAAAGATGTCCCAACTTGAAGTCGCATCAAACGAAATCTACGCCCAAGACTTTACCCTTGTCGCTGGAGAAGTAGCCCCCATCGCCGTCGCCAACTGGGACGGCTCGTGTAGGTTGCTTTCCATTGTCCGCAAGTCCCTGGGAGCAGTCCCTGGTGTAGTCGGTGTTCCTCACGCTTCCGTCATCAGTCCTTCCGCCGTCGGTGCGGGTTCGGTCTGGTTGCTCGGTGTCTATTCCAGCGTTGCGACAGATGTATCAGTCTATACGGTGTATTGGACTCGCCAGTATCAGGCTTCCCCCAACTACCTCCAGACTGGTGCGACGATTGGGGTTCAGTTCGCTCCATAAAGTGGAAAAGAATGAATTATTTTTATTATTGTCCTATAATAAAAAGAATGTCTCAATTGGAAGTCTATTCTAACAAAATTTACGAACAGTCGTTTGTCCTCGTCGCAGGTGTGGGTGCGGTCGTCAATCCCGCCGA